TTCGTTTACTGTCAACTCTCCGCTACCGGATTCCGGTGTCGCGCTAGTCGTTTCGCTCATGTTGTTATTTCCTTAATTTTACATGGAACTGCCATGTCAGACTACAAAATCTTCCAACGCTTTTTATCTATGGCTTTCTGAGCTTTCAGCCCTTCTAAATGGTCGGTAATACTCTCTAGCGTTCTAAGCCGTATGTAAGCCTGTTCTCTAGCCTCTGTGTCGCCATAGTCGCTATTAGTAAACTTAGATAACTCGACTTCCCTAAGCTCTGACATTACCTCCTGCCAGTTAGGATCAAGCATTAAGTTATTAGCCCAATCTGCCTTATTCATCGTGTTATCGCACCAATCTCTTTAATCGCCTTTAGAACAATGTCAGCCTGTTTATTGCGACTATCCTCGTCAGCAATATCCATAGCCAGCACAGCCTGTAACTGCTTAACCGCTAACTCAGCCTCTTTTAGCTTTAGTTCCTGCTGGTCTTTCTGGTTCTTCATAGCCATCTCTACGCCCTTCTGAGCATAGCTGGCTTCCAAGTTCTGACGATCTAGCTGCAACTTAGCCGCATCTATCTGAGCCATTGCCTGATTCTTCTCACGAGCTACCTGAGCTTTCTCCTGCTCAACCTGTGCCATCATCTTTGCAAACTCTGCTTGCTGATCTACTGGCGGTGGCTTCGGAGCCGCTAACTGAGCCTCTATCTCAGGTGTAATCTTGTTCATGAACTGGTCTGCATCCTTAAAGCCAGCAGCCTCAATAAACTTAGCCAATGTATTACGATACTGACCAACAGTGACCAATGGATTACCTGGCCCATATTGCTGTAATACCTGCTCTTGCTTAGAGATAATCATCTGCAACATAGCTAACTGCTGCTCTTTATTACCAGATCCAAGTCCAACATTAATCGAAACGTCGTACTGGTTAGACCATTCACGCGGATCAAACGGCACATACTCACCATTCATACGGATAACACGAGGCTTATCTTGGTATTTACATAACATCTGCAAGATACCCTGAAACAATGATTTAACACCTGTCTCAGCAAATATACGAGCAATCAGCTCTAACTTACCAGTGCTAGCCTGTGTCATTGCAGCTACAGCCGCAGCCGTTACATTACTAAGAATGTCAGGGTTCAATCCCTGTTGTGCGTCTGATACACCTGTGCGCTTGGCCTGTACGCTATCCATGTATTCCAGAATTGGGAAAGCCTGAGCTGTCACGCTAGGAACCTGAATCGGCACAATAGCGTTAGGATTCTTCATCCGTACAACACCACCAGGTGTAGCGTTCAATAAGTCATCGATATTTACCTGACCATCAACCGCACCGATACGGGCATTGTTAGTTAGATAAATGTTATCAAGCATCTGACGAGTAACCGTAGACTTGATTAGCTGGATGTCCATAGTCCTGTCAGCTAGTGACTGACCAAAGAACTTGTGAGGTATTGGTATAGGGCAAATAGAGTGGAATGGGACGCTATCTGTTTCTTCATCCTCAAGTATCTCGCTGCCGCAATAGACAATACGACGTAGCTCTGCAATACCATCATCATTTACGTCTAGCTTGATGTAGCACTCAAACACCTCAACACGCTGCATTGATGGGTCAAGAGACTGATCATCAGGTTCCTCACCATTGGCAAACCTAGCAATACGCTCAGGGCTAAATGTCAGATCATCATACGATGGCAGGTTCATCACAGTGTCTTTGTCGTAGCCCATAGCAATCATTTCTGACCGTGGGACTAAACGACGGTGCGCTGTAAACGGACTATCAGCAATAGTCTTAGCGTTCTTACTTATCAGGAATTCTTCAGGTGGAACATTCTCAATGACAACATTCCCCGACTTCTTTACCTTCTTAACTGTTACTTTATGCATCGCAATAGGAACACCACCCATGTCCACTATCTCTGTCTTTTGCTTGACGATCTCCATTGATTCATCAGACAACAGCAAGGCAATCTCATCATCTGTCAGGTTATCGTAAGTTTCCTTAGTGACATCAGTACTATCATTCCAATAGGCTTTGACCACTCCAACCTTCTGAAGCAGAGCATCTTTAAACCAATTGTGTAGGATTAATAGACCAGCATTATCACGGTAGAACACCCAATTACAGTACTGAGTAGCCTGTTTAGCTGTAGCCTCATCGTCAGCCGATTGTGGCTCAAATAGGACAATATCTTCGGTGGTTGTAAATACTCGTATCAGCTGTGGCAATGCGCCATCTACAGCCTCTGCTACTTCACCTGTTACGATCTGGCTGCGACCTTCTACCTCATTCCCATACGGATCACGGAGATAGTATTCGAGTGCTTTCTGACGTTCTTCTGTAGTTTCTGAGTCAATAAAGCCAAGAGAGTTGTCGATCTCGGCTTCAAGAATTCCTTTGATTTCTTCCGATTCCATGCAATACCCCTAGAATTTTACTAATTATACAACCCATTGCACGTTATTTGGCAACTTTGATGACCATGAAGTCTCCGTATCGTCAAGACTTATCGCTAAATATCTGAAAGCGTCTGATGCATGGCTAGACCAATCGTGTAATGGCTTGTCGTAGAATACTTGCTGCTTCTCGTTATACTCCCTGCGGTAGTTCCTAAGCGCATCCAGACCTGTCTTAGTCTTGTGATCAAACCAACACTGCGGTAATAGCCTTCTAACGGCCTGTATACCGTCTGCAATCGATAAACGAGGAGCTACTGTTATATCCAGTCCAGCTTCCTGTAAAACCTCTTTACGGCTCTTTCCTGTGCCTAGCTCCCTTACTTCCACATCGTGAGGAAGGAACTGCGTGAAGCCTTCGTACTTGTTCTCTTTAAGCCATGATACGTACCAATCCAGACCGACTCCGTGGTTTTCCGTGAAGTCAATGAGTCGCACCTCTTTTCCAACCACCTGAGCAACCCACAGACTAGTAGAATCGCTAATCCCCAAATCCCAAGCAACATAAGACTTACACAGATCATCACGCTCAATGGTAGTGATCCGGTTCTTCTCCTCAAGATTGTTGATAATCTGCCCAAAGTAGCTCCCTTGAACGGCTGCATCAAAACTGCATTCAAATTCCTGAAAATACTTATCGTCGCCCATTTCCTTACGGGCATCTTGGAGTTCCTTCTCAGCCAGTATCTTGGTATCACTAGCCTTAAACTCTAGTAGCTTCCAGCCTTCAGCAGTCTTAGCCCTATCCCTAAAGTCTGCAAAGTGGTTCCTACCTTTCGGTGTGCCAATGAATAAGCACCACGTAGGTGATTCTTCTGTATTCCTGTCCGCTAGTGCTGGCCTGATAACCTCGTTCCATATCTTAGGATTTTGGTCACCTATCTCGTCAAGGATAACTCCATCGAAATACTGCCCGCGAAGGCTATCAGCATTATCACTGCCGTAAAGACTAATGCGCCTACCCCAAAAGTCAACTCTAAGCTCTGAGATATTAGCAACAGCCCCAAGAGGACGAGTAAATTCCAGTAGGTAATCCCACGCCACACGTTTGGATTGAGCATAAGTTGGAGCAATATAGGCAAATCTTGGGTTGGGTTTCTCACACTGAATCGCAGCCTTTATGAGATGGTTGATTGCACTAACAGTCTTGCCCATACGACGATGTGCAACTACTACTGTGAACCTATGCTTATCTACTGCCTCATGGATAGCTATCTGCTGTTCACGTGGCTTATATGCGATCTCTATTACTTCTGCCATGTAACCACGTGCTGCTGTGGAGCACCATCAATGCCTGTTACCTCAGTCCTAGCCAACTTAGGTATATGGTATTCGCTCATCTTTAGCATAATATCTAATGCTTTATGTGGATCAGGCTTTAATCCTAAGACTTCATCACCTTCAGCAACCCTTTGAAGCCATCTCTCCATAAAAGGAACATTGCGCTCCAATAGAGTAGCTATAGCATTTCTTACTACTACAGTTGATTTGTTAGGAGTTCCCTTAGTCCTTCCAGGGCCAGCTAATCCTTCTCCGATTCTTGGTGTTTCTTTAACTTCGTTAGTTTCCATTTTTGCATTATCCTCTGGATGTCATGCGTAGAATATGTTGTACATATCTGGCCTATTGGCCTTTATCCATTCCCTCGGTTCTTCATGGCATTTCTTAAAGTCATCCCCTACGGTCTGGCTCCCTGCATGATGAACATAACCACGACTTACAAAGTGCTGATAACCAGCCTTGTTTAAGTCATGGCATATTATATTGTCTGAATACCAATTAGTGCTAGGGAATTGTGCTACATCCCATGCCTTCCTACTTATAGCCGCAAATATGGGAGCAATCACATCAACCATCTTTATATGGTTCTCGCTATTCCAACGCAGCCCGACAATAGTATCTTCGTCTACTGGTACTCTTAT